GTCTTTGGTACGGCAATCAGTCGCGCAGCCACCTCATGATTTGGTGGCCGAACCACACCACTGTACGGGGTTGTCCCGCAAAGTGAATGTGGAAATGCGCCCTGTAGCTTGTGCGGCCAGTTGGTAAACTTGGATTTCTCCCAGTTTTGCCTTCTTTCCGCCACTGCGCCAGGTCCATGCCTGAAACCGGAGCCTTTACCCTCCATCCACAAACTGGTTGAGAACCAGTCTGCGTCAAAGGGTTCAAAGCTCCCGAACAAGACGTCAGCGACTTGCTGAATCTTGGTGAGGGTGGCACTGTCCTCGGCCTGCTCTTGCAATTCTGTCTCGGTAAGTTCCCTATGGAACAAACCGGTCCAGTCTCGCTCGAGAGGTCGAATATGATCGAGGGCCTGTACAAGATGTACAGAACCAAGATCAGAAGACAAGTGCCTAATCTCGTTCGCAATCCGTACACTGTCTCCTACATCGGCCGTTTCAGGCTCCTGTAGAGAAACACCCCGGCTACAATGATCACGATGATCATTGCAACCCAGGCTGTGTCGCCCACCGACAAAAGTGGGCGTTGGCTTACGTTTGAGATGAAGTCTGTCGGCTGTCCAGTCGAAACTGGGCAACCTAAGGCCTCTTTCGATGTCATGGTACTCTCCTACTTTCGCTTGTATGCGATCGTCGGTCGGAACCACCTCAATCTTCTTTCCGAGCTTTAGAAGGCTTCGGAGGAAGAACAAGGCGTTGACATCTACCTCATGCCTCAGGTTAGCACTATCGTCAAAAACGCGCAACCACAGTCCCGATAGAAATCTTGGGACTCTGGTAGTCTTGGAAACCAATTTAGACATTGGTCCCTCGACGCTAAGGCGCCCTGTCTCTAAAGCCATCAAAAGAGATGATTCTAGAGCTGGAAGGTCCAGAGTGAAACACTCAAGACCTCGAGTTTGACAATTAAGGCGGAGTCTATCCATATCTTTGGACAAACTCTCCTCAAGTGCCGGGTACGCCCGAAGGATATCCGTAAGGATACCTTCGGCGACATGGAGTAGAGCATTAACTTGGCTTTTCATATATTCATCCTTATTCTAGGGTGGTATATCCAAGCCGCAGTTCCTTCTAACGTCGCTTTGAGTTCTCTTCCTAACAATCCGCCCTACACACACAAATTAATACGTGTAGGCCCAGGTCGATTAGGACTCAAAGTTCATCAATTGGTCGATCTTTGCGCTCGTCAAGAACGCGTAAAGACCCAGCGCCACATTTCGTGGATCAACGAGGGTATCACCCCGCTGATTCTCGATTACGGTATACACCTTCCTAACAGTGGAAAGTGTCGCTGGTGCAACCGGAAAGACCGTATGAATAAGTTCCACGTTGTGACGATCAATAGTCACTCCGCGTTTCTTGTCCAAATAGGTCGAATTCCGAATGTTGAGCCGATGTTCCTCAGTAGCAGACCGGAGAAGATACTCGGAAGAGTACTTGTCCTGGTTAATGCGAACGAGGTTCTTGGCCACCGCATTGATGGTGACGACAGTTGGATCTGCGAACATGTTACTACTCCTTAATACTTGGTAACCCTCACCTCGAGGGTTATTCCAAGGCAACGCGTGTTTCGGGCCATTAGGTCCTTAACACTGCCAAGGAACCAAGTAGACCCAATTTCTTCTCGTCGAGAAACGGGAAGTGGGCTGTGATGGTCGGCATATGTCGTGCTCTCGTCTTTCGTTGCGAGTTCCATGAGCATGGAGGTACTACTGTACCTCTTCCGCTTGTGAATCCCGCGGGGAAATTCAAGAACACGTGGGTCAGCCTCTGGACGGTACATTCCGCCAGGGTCGCTGGGATGATATTACTTTGGGAATTAAGATAATCCCCAATGTTTACACCCCAATCGATGAGCCAAGAAAACGGTACGCCTTCCCACGCACTCCGAAGAAAATCAACGGAGAGCGGTTGGGACAGGCCTAAAACCGCGTGCTTTGCTACTCTGATCCTATAGTCGTCGTCTCCCAACCGATAAAGCCTTGCGTTCGGAACCGCTTTCCAGCGGCAATGAACGGATACTTTCTTGGTTGTCTGCATCGTCACGTTTGGTAACGTGATGACGTCGTTCCTGTTATTCAAAAGTTTACTAATTACTTTTGAATTGGAAGAGTCGAAAACATTAACAGTCCGCCTATAACCCCTAGCTGTTGTTAGCTTCTTGATTACTTCAACCCTTCGGTTGACCTGGTCATAGAAGTTTACCAACTTAAAGAGATCACTCACTGCCGGAGCAACTGCAAACCAATATCGCAGATTGTTCTGAGCAATGCACTTTAGAAGACCGTTGTAAATGGTGTTTCTTAAGTGAACAGTGACATCAGCTAGTTCAAAGACTTGAGCCGGTACGTCCACATATGGACGACTAGGGTTCGTTCTAGCAGCGCCTTGCGTTGCTGCTAGACTGTCTGAGGGTTCTTGGGGAAGTGATTCTGGAACACCGTAATTGTACCCAGCATAAAACTGGTCAGGTACCCAATTAACTAAGTGTCTGCTAAGTTGCGGACAGTTCAGTTTTGGGCCTGAATGCGAATAACGCTTGACATCCAAAGGATGACAATCGCCGTCCAAAGTCTCATCGGTGCATTCTTCATACACCAAATTGACATTCGGACGCTCTTCGTAGGTACTTGTACCGACATTCAAAGCTTTTCCACCATCTATGGTGGAAGCTTGAAAACGGAAACGGGCCATAATCACAGCTCCATCACTTGAGGGAAGTGTCCATTTCCTGCAATACTACGCAGGTGATAGACATGCGGGGTTGCCTAGCGGCGAC